GAAAAATACGAAAATAGAGGTTAAATATGAACTTAAATTTCTGGATAGATGAAGTAGAAAGATTATATAGAGAAGGATTAAACTTACAGAGAGCTATTCTCCTAGTACAACTTATGAAAATGAGTATAAAATACGAAAGTGTAGATTAATTTCTGCACTTTTTTAATAAAAACTTTTAAAATGTTCTCTAAAACTTATTGACTTATTCCACCAAAGTGATATAATATAATTGTAGATAAGGAAAGGGGATATGAAAAGATGAAATATAATAAATCAGAAATATTTAAGAAAGCTTGGGAGATAAAAAGAGAATTAAAAAACACTTTTTCAATAGCATTAAAAATGGCATGGAAACTAGCAAGAAAAGCAATGGAATTAAGGAAAGAGTATCAAGAACCAGAAGGAGAAGTAAAGTTCAATATATGGTCAAGATATGGGAAAATAAGAGCTTATTACACTTGTTCTTTTAGAAGCAGATACCAGAACAATAAAGGATTTTATGTAAATTTACAGGAGGTTGCATAGATGGGAAAATTAGCAGAAATAAGAGGAGAAAGATGCCTTAGTCAAAATGATTTAGTTAAACTTAGTGGTGTTAGCAGGAGCCTTGTAACAAAGTACGAAAGTGGAGAGAAAAATATAAACAAGGCAGCAGGGGAGACACTTTTAAAAATTGCTACAGCTTTAAGTTGTAGAATAGAAGATCTTATAGAAGGAAAAGAGAAAATTTCGCAGGAAGTTCTTTATAGAATGTACTGCGAGTGGAGAAAAGCTACAGAGGAAGCAAATGAAGATTTAGATATAAACATACAGCCGGGAAGTATAGATTGTGGAAAACCGATAGTTAGAGAAGACTTTAGCAATTATGTTGGAATGGAAAAGGAAATAGCATTTGAGGAGATGTTAAAGTTGGAAAGGCAGTGGGAAGAAGAACACAAAAGTTAAAATAATTTAAAAAATCTCCTAAAATCTATTGACTTATTCCACCACAGTGGTATAATATAATTAAAGATAAGGAAAGGGGACAGCAAAGATGTATAAAGTAGCTGGAAAGCCAACAGAAGAAATGGTAGAAAAATTTAACGAGGATAATCACATATTTTTTAGATTTCAGAACCCTAACAGAGAGCTAGATCAAGATTCTAAAAGCTGGGGAATGATATATAGTTCAGAGGAAGAAGCTAGAGAAAATTGCGAAGATGATGGACTTTCAGAAGATGAAGCAGTTCTACCAGGTAAAAGTTGTATGGACACTTTGGAAGGTGTTTGGAATTGGGCTGACCAGTTTGACGATAGCTATGTTATATTAGTTTTTGAAGGAACAGATACAGGAGTTAGCGGGCATGATGATGAATATGTTGCTGAATTTATAAAACCAGTTGCCGTATGGAGCATAGAAGATTGTTACAACTATATTTATAGAAACGATAAATAATAAATCCATAAGACCTTACTAGTAGGAAGGCAGGATATAAAGGAGATAATAAAAATGTTAAAAAATGTAGTTAGACCGTTAATATTCATGGATGGAGAATTTACAAAGCTTACAACTAAGGGAGTTAAATTTTTAAGTATAGCTTTAATAGCAGATAATGGAAAAGAATTGTATGTAGAAATAAAACAAGATATAGATAATATAGATTCTTGGGTAGCAGAGAACGTAATGCCACTTATGCAAGGAAACCAAATTACAGAAGAAGAAGCAAAACAAAAGATTGTAGATTTTATAAAAGATAATTATGGGGAAGAAAAGCCAGTTTTAGTTGCAGATGTAAACCAGTTTGATTGGAACGGAATATGTGAATTATTCGGAGTTTGGAATATACCATTTTTCTATATACCTATAGATTTTGGGACAATTTTATTTACAAAAGGAATAGATATTGACATAGACAGGATGGAATTAGCTAAAGAATTGGGCGTAAATATACAAGGCTTTAAACAGCATAATGCATTAACAGATACAAAAATATTAAAAGAGTGTTGGAATAAATTAAACAGTAAGGAGGAGTTTTAAGTGTTTAATAGAAATCTAAAAGAAGAAATCAAAAAATTAAGAAAGGAAAATGAAGAATTGAAGCATAGAATAAATCATATCGAGCAACAGCCTTACGGAAAAAACTCAACTACCTTTACACTACCTGTAGAAATATGTATAAAAAGAAAGTATGTTTATAACGAGAATATGGAGCATCATGCAGGATATTATGTTACTTATGGGCCTGGATATGAAGAATGTATTGATGAAAGTAGCTGTATAGCTACAGGAAAATACTGTGGAGATTTTGAAATAAATGTAAATGGAAAAATTTATAATGTTTATTTTAAGGACGGGAATAAATGTATGCTTCCTTCATATGAACAAGATAGATTATGCAGGGATATAGGAAGAATTAATTTAGTTGGACAATATGATAATAAGGGGCTAGATCAATGGAAAATGGAAAATGGGATTGAATTGTAAGAGATACTATTTAAAGTATCTCTTTTTTATATACAGGATTTTATTATAATTTAGGGAATACTATAGATAAGTATAAAATTGGAAGGTAATAAAATGGGGAAAAGTATTGATTTAACTGGTCAAAAAATTAATAACTTAACAGTACTTAAAAGAAAAAGAGAAAATAATCGCACTTATTATTATTGCAGGTGTAATTGTGAAAATGAGTTATGGGTACGCTCTGATTGTTTGACAAGTGGAAATACAAAGAGCTGCGGATGCTTAGGCAAAGAAACTCAATTCAAGCCCGTAGATATAAGAAATAAAAAGTTTAATAATTTAACAACAATAGAATCTACAAGCAAAAAATCTAGTAACGGCTCTATAATATGGAAATGCAAATGTGATTGTGGGGAAATAACATATGTATCCATGGGAGATTTAACAAGCGGAAAAGTTAAAAGCTGTGGATGCTTAATATCAGAAACATCTAAAGAGAATATAAAAAAGGCTACAGAGGTACACTTAAAGGAAAATATAATTGAAGGAACTAACATACCCGCAATAAGTAGAAAAGAAATAATAAGTAGCAATACAAGCGGTATAACTGGTGTAAGGTGGGATAAGAGCAGACAAAAATGGATAGCAGAAATACGTTTTAAAAAGAAATGGTATTTTCTAGGAAGATATAAGAGAAAAGATGATGCTATAAAAATAAGGAAGATAGCAGAAGCCAAACTATTTGGGCCGTTTCTAAAACAGCATAATATCAAAAATAATTAGGGGTACTTAATTGTATCTCTTTTTTATGCAGGAAAATAGAATTATATGTAGAAATAATAAATAGGAAGGGGATGTTATATATGGATGAATTACAAAAATTAGGTGAAAGAGGTCTTTTAGAACAACTAACAGTAAAATACTATAAAGAAATAAATAATATAGTATATGCACCAGAACATATTGCAGATAAAAACATGGACAAGTTAAGAGATATACAGAAAGATGCAATAGAAGCTCTAGCAAAATATTTTGAAGTAAAGACAAAAGAGAATGAAGTGAAAACCGAAGAAAATAAAAAACTAAGTAATATTTTAAAAGAAGCATAGATTAATTTCTATGTTTCTTCTTTTTTGATTTCTATAATATCATGTATATCACACCCTAAAACAGTGCATATTTTAAGCAGATTTTTTAAAGTTATATCCATCATACCCTCTGGAGAACAGTATTTGGTTAAACTATATCTGCTTATACCTGTTCTTCTAGCTAATTCGCTTATACTTTTAATTCTTGCTCTAGCCATTTCTACTTCTAAATTTACATTACTTATTTTCATAAGACCACCTCTATTTATATTATATATCATAATTAGCAATTTGAAAACTATTTTAATTATTTTGTTGAAATTACTTGACAGTGTGCGTATTAAGATATACAATGTAATTGTAGATAAGGAAAGGGGGATACTAAAAATGACATATCAAGCTGAATTTGAAGATGGAGAGATGGAAGCGTTTGACGCAGAAAATGACAAAGATGCAAGGCAACAAGCTTGTGGATTTGAAGGAGAGCACGGAACTTTATTTAATATATTTTTGCTAGATGATAATTACAATGAAGTAAAAACAATATTTTAGGAGGGAAATTAAAATGAGAAAATCAGTAATAACTTATAAGTGGTACATTAAACATTCATGGAGTGACGAAGTAATTTGGTGTGAAGATACAGAGGAAATGCTAATACCTAAGATTATAGGAAACATAGAAAGAGGGTTTAATTCAATATTCAAACACTTAAAGAAATTACCACTAGGCCATAGATACCGTGGAGATGTAGAAGTCGTTTGAGCGACTATAAAAAGCGCTTTTAGGCTCAAAGCGTTACGCACTTAGCGGGGTGCGTAGGTAAGTCAATCAAAGGAGGATTTAAGATGAAAAAGAAATTAATAGCTGTAACTTTAATAGTTGGAATGCTGGCAATATTCTTTACACAATTTCATGTAGGCATATTCAATTACAAGAATACCCTTACGGATGTAAAAGGAACGCAGTATAATGTATATGAGGATAAAACAGGATATAAGGTACTAGAGCCTATACAGGATAAACATAAATTTGTAGTTAAAGTAATATCAAACTATGAGTATGAGAATAATTAGGAGGAGAAATTAATATGACGTCAATAAAATATATTCTTGAAGCATTTAAGCAACAAGGAGTTGACGATTTAGAAATAAAAAAAGAAGGAAATTTAATAACTATTGGTTATTTTAATGAAGCCCCTGTTGATTGCATAAAGATTAGAGGTGAATTTATAGAGTATATAATCTTTAATAGACAAGAAAAACTGAATTGGTTATTTTCTATATATGATAAAAAAATAAAGATTATTGATGATTATTTTAATGAAAATAAGGAGGAAAATAAAATGGAAGATAGAAAAATAGTATTACTTAAAGCATGTAGGGACTTGCTCAAAAAGCAGGAAAGATCAGGATATGTTCTTGATTTATTAAGCGAAACTGTAGAATATGATGATACCGAATGTGATGGAAGCTGTCTTCTTTCAGAAATTGAGGATGAACTAGAAAATCCTGAGAGTGAAATAAAGGAGGAATAGAAATGGTTGGTACAGTAGTAGATTATTCTAAAAAAGGAGATACACTATGCATTAAAGTTTTAAGCGGAGAAAAACTATTTACATTTTATCCTAAAGAATTTGACAATAATATAAGAATGGGCATAGATGTAGAATTTACTCTAGGTGAAAATGAATATACAATTATGAACAACTAAGGAGGAATATTTATGGAATGTACAGCTTGTGGATATGAACATGAAGGATATTATACAGAAGATAATAAATATGTAACTACTAAAGGAGATATACCATTTTTAGAAGGTTTAAGACAAATACAGCTAGATAAAAAGGATAAATTTGATAAAACACAAGAATATATAACAACAAAATTATATGTTTGTCCTAAGTGTGGGACTGCTAGAATAGGAGAAAAACCCATATTGTAGACTCCAAAAAAGGAGGAACAAAGTGAAAGAAAGAATAATAAAAATAAGATTTACTAAATCAAACAAATACATTTTAACTTTTTTGTGCGAAATTCTCTCACCTCTTAGGCGGGAGATGGATAGCACTTGCCGTTAGGCAACATTCACCACTATATTTCAATTAGTGAAAATGATATAATATAAATATAGGTTTGCAAAAACAACTCGTAAAGTTGTAGTACCGTTGGTATGACGGGAAGGTTTTTCCTCATAAAAAAGCCATAGCCTTGGAAACTGATAGTCCGTAAAATAATCTCCTACTTGTAGGTTGGAAAGGATTAAAGGAAGCTATCACTTCTCGAAGTGGTAGTAGTTCACACTAGAGAGTATCTAAAAAGGTACTCTTGTTTTTTACTTATTTTTATAAAAAGTATTGCTTTGGTAACGTTAACGTGATATAATAAAAGAGAAGATAAGGAAAGGGGATATGAAAAATGTTTAATAAAAATTTAGCAAAAGAAGCTCACAGAATGGCAAAGGAAATTAAAGGAGAATATCCAGAAGTAAACTACAAATTTCAATTTGGATTAAATGTTAAATATCTCCTTTCCAAAGTTGAGGAGGTAGAAAATACAATGGCAGAACTTATGGGAAGTCCAAAACAAATTGCTTGGGCTGAAAAAATCAGAAGCGAAAAAATGGCAGCATGGGAAAAGGAACAAAAAGATATGAAAGATGCTCCAAACCAAAAATATGTTGTTGAACTTGCTGCCGCAGCTGAAAGAATATTCAACATAGAAAGTGCTTCAAACTGGATTAACTTGAAAGACCATTCTATCATATCACTTGCAAGAGCAGATATGAAAAAGAAACTTAATAGATATTGCTTTGACATAGGAGAAGAAAAAGCTTTCACCGATAGATATTAAAAAATATGGTTGGCAGTAATCCAATAAAACTGCCAATATAGGAGGATATATGAAAATAGAACTTAGTAGAGAAGAATTTGATATTATTGCTGGAGCATTGGATTACCAAATACAAGAACAAACCAAGAAAATAGGGGAGATGCACCAAGATTTAAACCTATATAGCAAAAAGGGAGAAGACAGCTTAAAAGAGATGATTGAAGCCGCTAGAAAAGTCCTAAACGAAAAGTTTGACCCTATTTACAACAAAGAAAATAAGGAATATTTTGAACAGCATGAGTTTATACTTGCTACGGAAGCTACTGAAAAATGGGGTTTGAAAGACAGCACAATTAGACGCGCTATATTTGACGGGAGAATAAAAAAAGAAGAGTGTAAAAAAGAGGGAAGGGATTGGAAAATAACCATAGCGGCCATGAAAAGGTTATATGGAGAACCTAAAAAATAAAAAACAAGATTAAAAGAGCACTTCAAGGGTGTTCTTTTTTTATATCTAAAATACAAGCTAAATAAGACACTTTACAATATAAAGGTATAATTGCATTGCTAAGATAAGAAAAAACGATTATACGTCATTCTGAAACTATAAAAAATTAAAAAAATCTAAAAAAATTTCTAAAAAAGCCCCAAACCCCACGCAAAGGGAAAAAACCAGATTTACAATATAAGTGTAGATAAGAAATGGTAGTTTTGTAGTAGGGATTACAAGCTATGTAAAAATTAATTCTGGTAAAGTTATTTTTAATCTTCCATAAGAGTGTTACTGGCTATTGCAGCACTTAAAATCTAGCTGGCCACCATATAACGATATGCTATAAAACAATAAATTTTAGGTTATGTTCTGCAGACATAGGAGGTTCGATTCCTTCCATACCGTTATAAATTAGGAATATAACTCAGTTACTATTTGATAGTAGAAGGATAGAGTACGAGGTTAAAACCCCGGAGTCGTAGGTTCAAGTCCTACTATTCCTAAATTTATTACACAAATATGTTAAAGGAGATGATTAAATTCAATAAGTTAGTAATCAATTTAGAAAATATTATATAAGATCAGCAGCAGGCGAAAAAGCCAGTAAAATTCCGTGCTTGTATCGAGTTGTGGTTGAGTACGAAGCAATAAAAACTTAGTTGCTACCACAATAGCAACAATATTCTCCAAATTAAGTTTAGCGGTTTATATTTGGAGTAGTTAGCTCATGTACCATGTTGTACAAAGAGTAGAGTTATTGTTTATGCAATAACGACAGATACAATACACTTACAACTTACTTTTAAGTTTACAGTGTTAAATATAGCCGAGGCAGATGGGTGAGGAATACAGAGGGCTAATATTCTAAGGAGTTAGCGTGTAGGCTATATAAAAGTGGTGCTGACATAGGCCACTATAAAACAAACAAGTCATGGAATATTCTATTGTGGGAATTGAGCAGTAGAGACGGGATGGCTCAAAAGCTATTGGTGGAACAGGTTAGGATAGCAAATAAAAATTAAATCTATATGTTGTATAAATGACAATAGAGTAGTGGTGGAATAGGTAAACACTAATGGCAGTATAGATATATAAGCTGATACCAAGGTAGGAAAACCAGTAAAATCCTATGACTTAGGGATGTGGATAGCAACGTCCAAAATATATTATGTGGGGTGCAAATCTCCACCTACTCTATAATACATAGGCAAATACAAAAACAAACTATAAGATAATATTCAGTTGTTCGGGAATACTTGACAACTGAATTAAAGGAATGACAAAAGAAAAATGAATTAAAAGTTGTCTCTATGGTTGCAAGGGACGTAAAACAACAAACGCAACCACCAGTAAAGTAAATCATTGGATGGTTTCTTTCCGATTTCTTTGGGGTTCGATTCCCCTAACTCATTCATATAATCCCCAATAGGTCACCTTTAGCCGGTGGCCTATAAAAATAATAAAAAAGCAGGTGATAATATAGACAATGATATAGTTCACGATATACCGGGCCCTTGTTTTTCGTGCAGATGTAATGAAAATCTTTATTATGAAAATACCACTGGAAGACCTACCATACATTTAAAATGCTTACCTACTTGTAATAAAGTAAACATACCTAGCCCATCAATGGAATTATCTGAAGCAATAAAAGGAGAAGAATTTACTAATGATTTAATAGCTTATACATATGAAGGACAAAAATGGTTTAAAAATATGCATGAATTAATGAAATATCTATTTTCTACTTATAATGATGAAAAGAAAATAGCGTCGATTCTAGAAAGTAAGAAATGGAAGATTAAAAGGAAGTGAATTAGAATGGATGATTATATGACTAAATATCAAGCTATAAATAAAATGCAAGGATTTTTAGAACTGATATATAAAGATTTTAGGAACTTAGAAGTTAATAACAATTCAGCTAAACAGCTTGCAGAGAACGGAATATTATCTGCTATAGGTGCTATGAAAATGTTAAAAATGGATGAAGAATAAGGAGATGTTTGTATATGACAGAGCAAGAAATTATGGATGATTTTGAAGAAGATAAATATACTAAAGCATATTGTAAAAGGCATAATTGCAATCAATGTGAAGGAACAGATTTTAATGGAGAACCTAATGGATATGGATGTGAAGGATTAAAAAAGCGTGTAGATGCAATGTATACCTCAATTTTAAATAGAAGAATGAAAAAGTTAAAATCATAAATAGAGGGGGAAAATAAAATTATGATAGAGGTAATTAAAAATGATTCTTATACCAAATGTGAATTATGTGATAGTGATAAAGATGTTAAAGTAATTAATTTTGGTGGAAAAATAAAACCAGTTGCATTATGCCAAAAATGCAGAGAAAAAACTATGTTGGCACTTGAAGACGAACAGATTAAGGAATTCCAAAATAGCGATTTAGCTTATGAACTTGAATTAATGGGCGAATAGGAGGAGATAAAATATGGAAGATGAATATAAATGCCCTAAGTGTGGAAACACTAAAAGATTTTACAGAGATGTAAGCATACCGGCTAAGCTAAGATTAGATAATACAGATGGAACTGAAGGCAAGGTTTATGACATAGGCACAGACCAATTTGATAATGAATTTGAACCAATATATTGTGCGGTATGTGGAGAAGTTGTAGACAGTTCAATACTATAAAATAAATACCAATTAGGCAAATAACTCAATAAGGAGTGAACAATATGCCATTTAATAAAATAGATGCTAAAGAGAAGAAAGAGGAGTTCTTAGAAAAGCATCCAGAAGAAAAGTACTCTATGATTGCATTAGACAGGCTATATGAGATTAGAAAAACCCTACACGAAGTAAGAACTACACACAACATAAACCTAGAATATATCTCTAAAGAAACTGGTATGAAAATAAAAGAATTACAAGATATAGAGCATGGTAAGGATACAAATATATTGAATATTTTGAAATATGCAAAAGTTTTGGAAAGTAGTCTTTATGTTAGACCTTGGGAGGGATAAGCATGGAATATATAGAACCAGAAGAATTTCTAAAACAGACAAAGAAAGTACAAGAGAGTTTAAGAAACTGGTGGAAACCAGAAATGAGAGATTTATTCTTCAGAAGTTTTGGAGATAGCCCAAATAGTTTTTTAAATGGAATTTATATTGGTTGTATTCAAGACAACGAAACAAAGAATAATGCTATTGCTTATAAAGACTTTTTACCTGTTCTTACAGAGGGACAACTTAGAAAATATATTGAAGATAAAAATGGGAAAATTGATTGTATAGGAATAACAGGGAATGACTATGGCATATCAACTTTTACTAAAGATTATGGAATAGAGCACGCAACAGACTTATTAGACGCATATTGGCAAGTGGCGTGTAGAATAGCAGAGGAGGAATAAATGGGTAATAAATCAATAGAACCTATAGAGGTCACAAATGCAATATGGAAAACTGCTAAAAGGTTAGAAAAAGGAGTAGACACAATAACAAGTAAGGCTAAAGAATATGCATATGCGGAGAAGAATTATAGGATTGCATTAAGAAAAGAAATAGTAAAGCTCAGAACAGATAAAATGCCAGTTACTCTTATAGCAGATATAGCACGTGGTAGCGATGATGTAGCAGAATTAAAATTTAAACGTGATTTGGCGGAACAATGTTTTAAGGCTTCAAGAGATATGCTAAATGCATTAAGCACAGAAGTAAGCTCTTTACAAAGTATTCTGAAGGTACAAGCAAGAATTGAATGAGGTGATTAAATGAATATAGACCAGATGCTTAAAGAAGTTGCAAATAATAAAGCAATAAAAGATTTGGATGCTGAAACTTTATTTTATACGTTAAAAGGTATATATGTCAAAGGGTTTGAAGATGGAGAAAGTAAAGGCAAAAATGAATTTAAAGAGAAAATGATTAAGACTATTAAAAGTATATAGGAAGGAACCTATTAAATGAAAATAATAGCAATAATCTTATTAGTCACGGCTATATATGATACATTAGGTACTATTAAAATACTATTAGGAATACACACTAAACTTAAAGATATGCTTAAATTTAAAGAGTTCCATCGTACGATTTATAGTCTAATAGGTGATTTACTGGTAATTATATTTGTAATAGGATGGTGGATTAAATGAAAAGATGCTGTAAAAACTGTGATAACTTAAATTACTGGGATGGATATAATTGTTTGCTTGAAGATAATATGCTAGGAGATAAATATATAGAAGATATAGAAAGCACTTCATGTGACTATTTCAAGATAAAAGAAGGTGAATAAATATTATGAATGGTGAAGATTTATTAAAAGAAAAAATGGCTGAAGATTGGAATATATCTATAGAGTGTAAAGGTAAAGGAAGAGTTTATGGAATGTCTTATGAAGGTAACGCTTATAAAGTTGGTGAAGATTTTAGAAATAGACCTGTTCAATATATGCTATACCATGGTGTAGGAGATACACTCGAAGAATTATTGGACAATATGTTTAATAAATCTAAAGACTGGCAAATGAAGGATGGTGATTAAATGAAAGCATTACATATAGGAAATAATCAATATATAAATACAGATAAAATAACGATAATAACAGGATATAATTCAAATACAATGCACAGAGATGTACAAGTAGCAGAAGAAAAAGGAAAATTGATAAAAGCTTCTAAGGGAAGAACAACTCATAGTGTAATATATACTAATTGTGGATATATAATAACATCTTCTACAAAACCAGAAACATTATTAGAAAGATTCAATAAGAGGTGATTTAATGTACGAAGATATAATAAAAAGGCTAAAGAATTATAAGTTCTTAAAAGCAGAAATTAAAGCCTTAGAATTAGACATAGAGGAAATGAAAGACGATATTGGAGTAGATGGCATGGACTATGGTAAAGACAAGATAAGCCCTACTAATAAATTTAATAGTACTGTAGAAAATTCTGCACTTAGAATAGCTCAAAAGGAATTAGACAAGCGTAGGAAAGAAAGAGAAATAGAAAGAATAGATAATGCTGTAAGTATCTTAGACGATAAAGAAAAAGAGGTAATAACATTAAGACATATTGAAAATAGGAGATGGGGTACAGTTACATATAAATTAGACAGGACATATGATGCATGTAAAAAAATAGAACAAAGATCACTTAGAAAAATGAGTAAGTTTCTAAAACAATAGGTTTTTTATAGGTTTTTTATAGGTTTTTAGGAAATCAATGAGATATAATAGTAGTGTAGAAAGTTTGGGACAATTTAAAAAAGAAAATAACATAGTTAATATATGAGAAGCCATTAATTTGACTTCTCTTTTTATTATCAGGTTTGCAGGGAACAACTGCCACCTCCTAGGGGAGACGAATAGCCGGGTAAGTTCCGGCTGCTCCTAGATAAATAAATCATGGGAGGTTTAGTATGAACAAATTAGTACAAATAAGAAAAATAAAAGGGATAGAAGATGTATTTACAGATTCAAAGATTATAGCTGATAAAACAGAATACAAACATAACAGTATTACTAAAATATTAAGAAGATACAAAAATGACTTTGAAGAATTTGGACCTCTGGACACCATGTCCGTCGGTAAAAATGGCACAAGCAATTATTTAAAACTTTATTTATTAAATGAACAGCAAGCTACATTATTAATGACATACTTGGAAAACAATCTTATTGTAAGGAAATTTAAAATTGAGCTTGTTAGAGAATTTTTCTTAATGAGACAGTTTTTAAGAGAAAAGCAATCTAGTGGATGGAAAGAAACACGTATCAAAGGTAAGCTATGTAGAAGAAATGAGACAGATGTAATAATGACCAAGCTTATTCCACTTGCAGTATCACAAGGTAGTGAAAATGCAGGTAAGTTATATATGACTTATAGTAAGTTAGTGAATAAATGCGTAGGCATACCTGCTAAGAGTAGAGAAAAGGCAACCAAAAGGGTATTAGATGTAATATATAATCTTGAAAATCTTATAGAGCATGTAATATCAGAAGAAGTGGACAAAGGTACATATTATAAAGATATATATCAGATATGCAAAGGCAAATGTAACTTAATGATTGAATTAAGCTACTTACCAGAACAAAGATTAATAGCTTAAAAAAGGATAGCCCAAAATGACTGTCCTTTTTTTATTTTGGAGTGAGCAACGATGGAACCAATATATATTAGTTATATATGCAATAGATGTAAAGGCGAGTTTGTACTATTAAAGGAACAATTAAATAAATTTACAGGGAAAATAAGTTGCCCTTATTGTGATAGCAGGAATGTAAAGAAACAAACAGTAGGGGACGTATTAAAAGAATGTATGCAGGAACGGTCATATAAAAGGGTAAATGGTGCTCTTAGGGAAAAGAGGTAAAGCATGAGCAATGCAACATCATATACATATGGGAAACCACAAGGCAATAAGACCAATTTTTCAATAGAAGATAAAAAACCAGATAAAAAGGAAACTGAATTCTATAAAGGATATAAAAACCCAGGATATTTTAAGGAGAATAAACATGGCAAATAAACATAAAAGAATAAACTATTTAAAAGTAGCAGTAGAAGAAAAAATACATAGAAAATTAGGAGATAGACAGTATATAGAAGCTTATTACAGATCATGTAAACATGATTGTATGAGTATGGAAAGCAGAATAAATTCTATAGTAAGGAATTTGTAGGAGGAAATATAAATGTTTTTTGAAGTTTATATTGAAAGTGTAGACGAATATAAAGGATACAGAGAAAATATAAAAAATGAATGCATGGAACAAGGTTTTACAGAAGGTGAGGCCACGTATGTAGTCAATAGGATTAGCAATGTAATGAGAAGAAAGACAAAGGGCTGGAACGCTTATAATTTTTGGGTAGAAATAAACAAAAAAAATAGTGAAAAAGTAGGCGAAGAAATAATTCTTAAAAGTGGTAAAATAGTTAAATTTGATTTTAACCTTGATTAAAAGTTAGAATTTGTAGGAGGAAATATGGGTGCAGGAATAATAGACTTATCTCAAGGACAACTTTTCATAGATGGGCAAAAAATAAATGATTTTGTGACAGGAGAAATAACGATTCCTGAAGACAATAGATGTAGTAACATTAATCTTCCAGTATCAGGAACAATGAAAGTTAAAATAAGAATAGCAAAGGAACCTAACAGGTTAATTAATATATTAAAACATACCAGAAAGATAAGGACTAAAAAGAAACTCTTTAATAGAATTTATAATAAATATAGATTTTGTTTATTGACAATGAAATAGCAGATTTCAGGAGGAAGTATTATGAATTTACAAACTTTAAAAAGAGCAGAGGAAATTAAAGTTTGCATAGACTCTACAGCTAAAAACATTGAACATTTAGAAAAGATAAAAGCCTGCAATGAAATTATGGTTGTTGCATGTACTAGTAAAGCAATAAAAGCAATAAAAGGTGTTTACTATGATGATAAAGACAATTTAGCTCCTATGTATTTTACCGGAGAAGAAAAAAATAAAATGTTAAATATTGCGTTAAAAAGAGACAAAGAATTTCGAGATAAACATATAGAAGAATTACATAAGTTATAGGCTAAATAATACAAAGGACGGTGAGGTGCAATGTAGTATGGCAGATACAAAACAAGCCGAAAGAGATTATATAGCTGGAATGAAATATAAAGATATAGCAAGTAAATATAATGTATCTATAAACACAGTTAAGTCATGGAAAACTCGTTATAAGTGGAATAAAAAAGGTGCGCACACAAAACAAAAAAGTACGCATACAAAACAAAAAAAAGTATGCACACAAAAAAAGGATGCACTGCAAGATATAAAAGAACCAAACATTGAAGAAATAAAAGATATGAGCGACGGATTAAAACTTACTGATAAACAAAGATTATTTTGCTTTTATTATAGTAGATGCCTAAATGCAACTAAAGCATATCAAAAGGCTTATGGATGCACTTATATAGAAGCAGCAAGACATTCATACGAGTTGAGGAAAAACGGGGACGTAAACAAGCTTATAGACTTATATATGAGCCATGAGATAGATAAGGAAAGGCTAAGAAAATCAGTAGTTCAGAAGTATATTGATATAGCATTTTCAGATATGAATGATTACATGAAATACGGTCATAAGAAGGTACCTGTAATAGATAAAGAAACAGGAGAACAAAAGCTTGATGTAGACGGAAACCCTCAGTATTTTATTGATAATTATGTAATCCTAAATGATTCAAAGGAAGTAGACGGAACACTAGTAACGGAAGTAAGCGAGGGCAAGGATGGTATTAAATTAAAGCTTACAGATAAGACAAGAGCTATGGACTGGCTAGGTAAACATATTGATTTACTTACTACAGAACAGAAAGAAAGATTTGATATTGAAAAGGCTAAAGTAAAACATGAAGATAATGAGCAATCAGATAATGTATTAAAGGAAATGCTAGAAGGTTTAAAGGATGAGTAAATATAGATATTCTCTTAAACAAAAGGATGTAATAAACAAAACAATAAATAATAAACTAGGATTCATAAACATATCAGAAGGCAGTGTAAGAAGTGGCAAGACTTTTTCTTTTAATTTAGCATGGATTATATATGTATTAAATTCACCACATGATAGATTTTTAATGTCAGGTGAAAGCACAGATTCCCTTTATAGAAATGTAATAAAAGATATACTTTTTATATTAGGAGATAATAGGGCAGTATATCAGAACACACAAAAAGGTGGTGCACAACTTGTAATAAGATTTGATGGCAAAACAAAAGTGTGCTATTGCCGTGGAGGTTCTAAAACCAACGATGAAGGGAAAATAAGAGGTATTACAATTGGCGGATGGTATGCAGATGAAATAACCTTGCACCATGAAACATTTGTTAACCAAGCTATTACAAGAATGAGTTTAGATGGAGCCAAAGCTTTTTGGACAACTAATCCAGATAACCCACAACATTTTATTAAAACTCAATACATAGAAAATTCAGAGAAGAACGGATATTGTCATTGGCATTTTACTTTAGATGATAATTTAGCATTAAGTGAAGAGTACAAAGAAAACATCAAGAAAGCCTATTCTGGTGTATTCTACGATAGATTTATCAAAGGCTTATGGGTAATGGCTAATGGTAGTATATTTGATATGTGGACAGCAGAAAACGAGATTACAGAGGATGAACTACCAACTGACTTAAAATCAAAAGCTATGAGATATATTTCTATAGATTATGGTACTACTAATCCTATGGTGTTCCTTGACATATGGGACGATGGAGAAACAATATGGATAGTTAATGAGTACTATTATGATAGCAAAAAGGAAATGCATCAAAAAACAGATAAACAGTATGCAGACGACCTTATAAAATTTATCGGTAGTGATTACCCTATTGCTATTATATTAGACCCTTCTGCAGCATCATTTAAAGCTGAAATGCGTAATAGAGGATATATAATGAAGGATGCAGATAACGAGGTTATGGATGGAATAAGAATGACATCTACTTTAATAGCACAAAGAAAAATAAAAATAGTTAAGGCTAAATGTCCTAGAACATTAGGAGACATAGCTTCTTATGTATGGGATGATAAGGCAGCACAAAGAGGAGAAGAAAAGCCATTAAAAGTAAATGACCATGGATGTATAGCAGGAGACACACTAATTGATACAATAGATGGACAGATGCCTATTAAAGATTTAGTAGGCAAGACTGGAAAAGTATTTTGCTATAGTGAAAATGATAAAGCAAAAACAATATCTGATTTTTATAATGTTGCCAAAACAAAAACTAATGCGGATATATTTGAAATAGAACTTGAAGATGGGAGAACGATAAAAGCTACAGAAGATCACCCTATGTTAACTCAAAGAGGATGGGTTCAATTAAAAGATTTAACTGATAAAGATTATATCCTTGATATATATGACCGTAAGTGATACGCCAAAATATGGAGATAAAAATAAAGAGGGCATGATAATGGCTAAATATGATAAAAATAAGAAACATGCTTATTTTAATGGAATTACTTTTACTAGAGACGAAAAGACAGGCTATTATTTAAGCACTAGAAAAGTAAAAGACGGCAAAAGGCAAAGACTTCACGTTTATGTATGGGAATACTACAATGGAGAAATTCCAAAAGGATATGAAATACATCATAAAGATGAAAACAAAGGGAATAATGAAATTTCTAACTTTGAATTAGTCACTGGACCAAAACATAGAAGAATACATGCAGACGAATTTCTTCATGATAAAAAAAGAATAGAAGAATCTACTAGATATTTGTTAGAACTGGCACAGCCTAAAGCAAAAGAATGGCATAGATCAAAAGAGGGCAGAAAGTGGCATAAAAAGCATTATGAAAAATTCAAAGATAAATTGCAACAAAAAAGAGAATTTAAATGTAGAAATTGTGGTAAAACATTTCTTTCTGTAAGAGAAGGATTTTGTTCAAATAATTGTAAATCAGCATGGAGAAGAAAACAAGGGTTAGACAATGAAAATAGAATATGTGTAATTTGCGGTAAAGAATTCGAAACAAACAAATATTCAAAAGTTAAAACATGTTCAATAACATGTGGGAGGAAGTTAAGATGCCTAACTATGCGAAAATCAAAAAAATAAAGTATATAGGTAAAGCAGACGTATATAATATGCAAGTCAAAGACCACCATAACTACAGTGTTAATGGCGGGTTGATTATTCATAATTGTGACGCTATAAGGTACTACGTGAAAACCATTATTAAGCCGTGGAGATTGACATTATAAGAATAATTTATTAAATAAGCATTTCAATTGTCAGATAATTTACTATGCAAAACATAAAAGTTATATCAAAATAACCGAGGATATACTTTTTAAAAGGGCAAAACAATAAAAACGAGTGAATAAATTAAAATAAGAATATTCAAAATAGAGGTAATATTATGAAAAGTATATTTAAAAGAATAAAAGAAAGTTTCAATAATGCAAGAAGTAGTAAAGACGTTCCACCTGCAAAGACTAATAGAATACCTAAACCACCAATACAACCTAAATGTTGCGATTGCTTCTTTAAATATTATGATCATGTTCGGCTGAAGAATTTTGAAAGCCAAATAGAAAAAGAAATATTTAAAGACTTTACTACTAGAAATATAAATAGCGACCCACCATTAGGAAGTAAACCTAATGAACCTAAGAAACAATGTTAGAAGGTGAAGATATGAAGAAAATAATTGATAGCAAAAAAGTTAGTGAAGAATTATTAGAGGTTTTGGCTAAAAATGAAATTACAGTTGATTTTATAGATTCAATATTTAAAACAACAAAAGATTTAGCATGTCATAGAACAATTGTTCAAAAACAATAATGCTGAATATATACACTAATATACATAAATAAACGCATAAATATACTGTATAAAGTAGCTAAATGAGAATAGGATATATTACAATTTCATTTATTTATACAGAAAAATCTAGTACAAGTTAGATATATCAATGGATATAAGATAAATACGCCAACTTCGTTAAGCAAAAATTTAGCGAAGTTAACTAAAATAGTATAGTTTTTGAAAGGAGAAATAATGAGTTATTGTAGAAACCCACATTATATTTACCAAACAGGCGATGGCGTTGAATTTGATGGAACTTTTATTTCAGATTCGGCTTTAAATGTATAGCTTTATAATGTATTACTGAGGAACAGAAGAAAAGAATTAATATCAAGATTGAAGCAAGGCAAGTTAGAAGATATAAATAAAATCGATATTAATTTTAACCCTCTACCAGAAGACGATCCAGAAATTATATGTGATAAAAAGTATCAGGAAAGAAACGAAGATGAATTAATTAAGAACTTATTACAAAATAGGAGTTAATACATATGGAAGAACCAAGTATAGTAATAGATATGACTAATTATAACGACCAATTATATGATGTAATAAAAAGAATAATACATGATGATAGAATACCTTTATACATAAGAGATGAATACAGAAACAAGATTATTAAGGCTAAGATAGAAGGAGAAAAGTAATGTTTCATTATGTAGACTCTTTAGATTATTTAAACCCGAAAGAAAAAGAATTTGTAGATAAGAATATAAAAGATACACCAGTTATTAGATGCACAAAAAAATTTACTGTACCTGTAGGAAATGAGAATATCTTTTTAGGGAAATGCCAAGTGTGTGAAGGACCATATTACGTTATCTTTAGCGACTTATACAGTATATTATATCAACCAGAGCAAGCTTTATCTGACGGCAAGTACAATATACCATTAATATGTTTAGATGAAATATATAGGCCATATTTTGATATGAGCGCAAACATAACCCGATAAATAGAAGGAAAGTGGGAAAACAATGGATACTGATAAAATACATAATGAAGTAGAACAAGAACTTATTAAATTTAGAAAGAAACATCATAGACCAGCTACAGACATAGAAAAAATGCAAATAGCAAGTCCTCATTACGGTAAAGCAGTTAAAGCTATAGATGAAGAAATTTTTGAAGCTTTGGGAGTATCACCAGAGATTTTAAAAGTACAAGATACAGCATTACATCGTGAGTTAAATAATTTGGAGGGAATATGGGGTTTGGATTAGAGGATTACACTACAATCAAAATGTATGCATTAATAAAAGATAAGAAATATTATGATTTTAAGACAAGACAGTTTGTATCCAAGGCTAATATAAATTGTATATTGCCAGCTAAGTCTATAGCAAAGATAATATCTAGTTATTTGGATGAAGCTGCAACAGTATGTGAAGTACAAATTGCTATGAAAAAAGATATAGAGAAATATATAAAAGATTCTTTAGAAAGTTTAAAAATAGAGCTATAATATTAAATAATTTGGAGGATATATGAAATTTTTAATTAGCAGGGCTAGTATATCATATGACGAAGATGCAGCACCTTGTGAAGAAGCAATAAAAGAAAAATATGTAGTTATAAATTCTACCACAAATTATAAAATGGAAGAAAAAGAAGGATGGTTCATAGAAATAAACACTCTTGAACAATTACTTGAATTTCAAAATAGATATGATGATTTGATTATCATTAAAAGAGACGATTTAAATAAAGATTTAATAGAAATAAAAATATATGATAGTTATGCAGAATAGAGCTGTAAAAGGCTCTTTTTATTTTATAGGTTGTGTCTTACCACCAAAGGAGAACAATTATGTATAAAGGAAATGAAGAAAAAAGCTTTTACCGTGACGTTGCAGGAGAAATGAGTGAGATTAATATCTTGATTAAACAAGGAAAGGTAAGAGAAGCATACAAATATTTTAATCAGGTATTAGACTTTTTCAGAAATGACTTTGATAAAAGCAAGTTAACTAATGAAAACATTATGGATTTTTCACATCAATATGAGAATTTAATTAAATTAATAGATGCAGATTTATCTATTTTAACATCAAGGTATCATAATCCTAACGAAGACATAATTTTAAACAATTTGGATTACTACAATGAATTGTTACATATAGGATTTACGACACATCGCTATATCAGATTTGGATGTATAGGTAATATAGATGATTATTTACAAGTAAAAGCAAATGTTCCATCTCAAAATAACATACATTCTCATTATGAATATGAAGTAAATTGGCAAGATAAATATAGAAGCATATTTTACTGGAAAGGCTTCAATAAGAAACAGCTTGAAGAAGCAAACATATTTTATGACAAATTGAAGAAAAGTTTCAATGATGTAAAGCTATATAAGATAGTAACTAAATATGAATTTATAAAGTAGAGCTAAAAGGCTCTTTTTTATTTTGCCCGAAAGGAGGACATTAATTTGAAAAAAAGACAGAAAAAGAAAATTCAAGATAAATTAAATAAAACAAATAAACAAGATAAGAGACATATAAAACCTCCTGCAGGGTTAACAAAAGATGCTTTTAGTAATGCTATGGCTAGAATAGGGTATAATACTTCAAACTTATTAGAAGCTACAGAATACCCAATTACAAGGCTGACAAAAGATTATGCTTTAATGAATAGCTTATATAGGTCTAACTGGATAGTAAGAAAGATAATAGATGCTATTCCAGAGGATATGTGCAAGAACTGGATTAATATAATTACAGAACTAGAACCAGACCAACTAAGACAAATACAAAGGCTAGAGAGAATCACGAAACTTAAATCTAAAATATTACAAGGTTTAAAGTGGGGCAGGCTTTACGGTGGTGCAGGAGGATTAATAATAATAGATGGCCATGAGGATATATTAGACGAACCTTTAAATTATGATGATATAATGCCGGATAGTTTTAAAGGCTTATTCATAACCGATAGATGGAGTGGAATAACTCCAGGCCAAGAACTAATAACAGATATAAACGACCCCGAATTCGGATTACCACTAAATTATGAAATTACAACAGAAGATGGACAGGTATTAAGAGTAGATCATACGAGAATAGTTAGATTTATAGGACGTAAACTTCCATACTGGGAAGAACTCGCAGAAATGCACTGGGGTGAATCCGAGGTTGAATTAGTATTTGAAGAATTAAAGAAAAGAGATAATACAAGTTATAACATAGCTACATTAGTGTTTCTAGCTAACTTAAAGGTACTTAAAGTAGGAGACCTTAGAGAAATGCTAAGTGTAGGAAATGATAAGGCAGCTAAAAGAGTTTACAATACAATACAATCTCAAAATCAGTTATTAAGTAATATGGGTATGCTCTTATTAAATAAAGAAGATGATTTTCAGACATTCCAGTATTCCTTTAGTGGATTAAATGATATATATCAATCCTTCATGCTAGATGTAGCTGGAGCCTGTGAAATACCAGTGACAAGATTATTTGGAAGAAGTCCTGCGGGTATGGATGCAACTGGTGAAGGAGATATGCAAAATTATTATGACACTGTAGAAGAAAAACAGGAAACTCATTTAACACCAGTGTTTGATAAACTATTGCCTATACTATGCATGAGTGAATTTGGAGCTATACCAGATGATTTAGACTATAGATATAATCCTATTAGAACGCCTAACGAAAGTGAAGTAGCAGACCTAGTAGATAAGAAATCAACCTCAATAAACAACTTATATCAATCAGGATTAATAAACCAGAAAATAGCACTTAAAGAATTAAGACAAATGAGTGATAGTACAGGAATGTTCAGCAATATTTCAGATGATGATATTGAAAATGCGGATGATTTTACAAGTGAGGGAGAATTGGAGGACTTAAAGAATTATGGTAGCGAAAACAGCCAAGGACCTGTGGAAGCCGAAGAGGAAAATCGAAAAGCAATACCAGAGAACATTAAAACGGGCGATGAAGATACTCCAAGGAAATTTAAATGGTTTAAAAAGTCCTAGAGAGATATTAAGAGAAATAAAAAAGTTCTCTAACAGTCCTGAATTTGGAAGATTTGCAGAAGCCGAAGCTATGAAGATGGTAACTCATGTATTTACAGATGCAGGACATACATGGAGAGAAGCAGCAGCAGAGAACGGAAAAGGCAGTGAGATATATAAAGCATTGAAGAAAGAATTACAAGGCAATATAGGCAGTGCTGTAAGTAATCAAGTACAACAAAATGCTACTTTAATTAAGACTTTACCGCAGGATGTAGCTAAAGAAGTTACACAATATATAGCAGAGGAAACTTTCAAAGGTAGAAGACCAGAGGATTTAACAAATGAAATAAAAGATTTGTTTGGCCATAAGGCACAAGTAAGAGCTAATACTATTGCTAGAACAGAAACAGGGAAAGCTGTATCTGCATTAAATCAGGCAAGGTCAGAAGACTTGGGATTATTTTGGTTTATATGGGAGTCATCGGAGGATGCGAGGGTTCGACCTGCACATCGATTAATGGATGGGGTTTTAGTTAATTGGCATGACTTACCTTCTCCAGAAGAATTAAACCACGAGAAAAGAACATACGGCAAATATGCGCCGGGTGGAATATTTAATTGTAGATGTTTCAGCAGTAGTGTAGTTAATATGGATTTTATTAAATTCCCAAGACGTGTCTATTATGGCGGGAAGATTCAAGTAATGAATAAAAAAGAATTTTATGATATAATATAATCAGAGGATAGATAAGGACTAATTACCCTTATTGAAAGACATTTTCCCAAGTGTTTTCCTCATTTAACAACTAAATATTTGGGAAAAATCAAAACCTAGGGAGGGTTTATTGTTATGCAAGAAATTTGGAAAGACATTGAAGAGTATAAAGGGTTATATCAAGTTTCTAATTTAGGAAGAATTAGAAGTATAACAAGGAAAGTAAAAAATGGTCATGGTTATAGACTTATCCAAGGTAAAATTCTAACTGATAGAATTGATAAAGGTGGATATAAAATGATTGATTTAAGAAATGGAAAAATAAAAAAGACTCATAAAGTACATAGATTAGTGGCAGAAGCATTTATACCTAATCCCGAAAATAAACCAGAAGTCAATCATAAAAAGGAATTTGAAAAATGGAATAATCGTGTGGATAACTTAGAATGGATGACCTCAAAAGAAAACATGAATTATGGGACCGCGATTGAAAGAACAAAAAAGAAACTTTCAAAGATTGTTTATCAGTATAATAGAAATAATAATTTAATAAAAAAATGGGATTCGGCTAACGAATGCAGGAAAAGTGGTTTTAGTAGTCGACATGTTTCCGAATGTTGCAAGGGGATAGCAAAAACCCATAAAGGATATAAATGGTCATATGAACCAATTTTAAAGAAAGCACTATAAAAGGTGCTTTTTATTATGCAAAAAATTATTAGTAAGGAGTAATTATGAGTATAAACATAGGAGATACTAATACATTCTTAGGAAATGTAAATTTAAAAGGAGAAAGTATGGACAAGGATATAGAGAAATTAAAGAAAATGAGAGACATTCTTAAAAAAAGTGCTGATATACTAAATGAACTAATAGTTGTCAGTGAAAAAGATAGCCCTACAAAAGAAGATGAAGAAAAGAGAGAAGATTTAACTGGTAAGTTCTTAGTACAATTAATAAAAATACAAGCATTAGGTATGGAATAAGGAGGGAATATGAAAGTAGTATTAAGTGAAGAAGAATATAAGAGCTTAAAGACTAAAGCAGATGGCAATAGTAAAGCAATGGTAGACTCACTAAAGCATTATTTTGAAAATAAAAAACCACTATTTTGTTTCTACATTTCTCGAAGCTATTCAATTAAAAGATTTAAGAAATGCAGTTACACTAGAAGATTTGATGATACAGTTTTACACAACAAACGATGAAAAACTAATAATGCAAAGAGAAGAAATATTGAAAGAAATACAGGCAGAACCTTTTGAAGATATTATAAAGAGATTAAATAAAAAATGTTGCAGTGTAAATTTATAAGGGGATGAAGAAAATGTCTGATTTAACCGTAGGGCATGGAAGATTTGACAATGATAATCTTATAAACATGAGACCAGAGCATACAAATCCTATAAAGGTAGATAAACAAGCAGATAAAAACTATAAAGATTTTAAAAGAATAGAGAATATAATCATTCAAGCTTCAGGGAAAGCAGGAATTACACTTGAACAGGCTATAAAGTTTATGGATGCTTTTAAAGAAGAAGACGAGAGAACAATAACCAAGGCAGGTGATTAATAATGTCTAAATACTTATTAAATCTATTACCATACATAAAACTATACTTAATAAGTGCCACAGCTATTAGTATTGTATTTATAATCTTAACAATTATATTTTTACATAATCGAAATAAAGCATATAAAGAACATAGAGGACAAATGAAGAAACGTAAAGAAAAATTTATGAAAGAATGGAACAAACACTTCACTCAATTTGATATACCTGAGAGTGAAGAAATTCCAATGCCTAAAAAGACAGTTTGAAAAAATAATGTGATAAATTAGGAGTGATTAAGATGCTAGCAGAAATAACAGGGCCACCAGCGGAGGTACTCGGGAATAACGGAGACACTATGCCAACAGAAAATATTCCAGAGGGCTCGGGATATATAAATGTGGACAATGGGAATACTTATGTTTGGCATATAGATAAATGGTATCCAGTATAAGGGGGTGATAATTTGGATGTAACAATATGTGAAGTATGCAATGGAACAATATCTTTAGATAAAAGTATACCAATAAACTCTCTTAATAAGTCTTTAATAGAAGTGATTCGGAAAGAGCACCCTAACATATTAGAAGAAGGAAGTATATGTTTAGAGTGCTTAAATCATTATAGAACGTGTCATTTAGCAGATGTATTAAAAGTAGAAAAAAGGCAATCTTACAGATATGGAAAAGAATATTGCAAAGAGTGTCCAGAAGAGAGAAATACTTTCTAAAAACATCAATGATGAGTTTGAAGAAAATTTATCATTTGGAGATAGGCTTGCAGATAAAGTCGCAGACATAGGCGGTAGTTGGGGATTTATTGGATTATTCGCACTTGTAATATTAGCATGGCTATTTATAAATACAGCACATTACTTTTATCATTTTGACCCTGCGCCTTATGGAAAGCTAAATTTGATTTTATCATGTTTGGCGGCATTTCAATCTCCTATAATTATGATGTCACAAAATAGAAAGGCATCAAAAGACAGAATGTTAGCAGAACATCAATATAAACTTAATTTAAAGATGGAACTTGAAATGCGCAGGATGCATGAGAAACTAGATTTTGTAATGAATAAGCTAAATAAAGTAGCTTAGGAGGATGGAAGATATATGGAAAAACTAAAATTAGGCCGTCTATGTATAAATGATAATTGCATAGATAGTGACTGCAATTTAGAATTCAGACTAGAAAAAGGGAAAGAGTCTATAAAAACAGAAATTGAAATAGGATGTTATTGGCGTTCTTTATTTGCTAATGAAGTGCTAAAAGACAAAGAGAAATGTAAAGAAATTTGCAAAGGAATATTAAAAACTATAATTCATTTTTGCCCTTTTGAAATTATGACTTATAAAAATGTTATTAAAGAAAATACTATTGAATTTGTATTAGCTTGCTATGGTTTTAAATTAGTTGCTATTTTACATACAGATTATTTAGATTTTCGTAATAAACAAATGGCACATGATTTAATTTTAGATTTTTTGGAGGATAAAGAAGAAGTGGAAAGTAAAGAGGATATTGAAGATAAAAGGAAATTTCATGTTACACTAAGAAATGGTAAGGAATTATTGACTATATCTAATATGAATTTGCATGAAATATATAAGATGATAGGTACTAAGGACTTAGTAGAAATAGGTGACATTATAATAAATAGTGGAGATATATTATATATAAAACAAATATAGGGAGGTGAGTAATATGCCGCTTAAGCCAGGAAGTTCAGAGAAAACAATAAGTAGTAATATAGGAGAATTGATAAGAGCAGGGCATAAACCTAACCAAGCCGCCGCGATAGCCTACAGTAAAGCAGGAAAGAGTAAGAGTAAAGATGGTGCTATGTCAGGGATGAATTCAATAGTAGATAATACAAATGTATGGTAAAAGGAGAAAAAATGAGTTATATAATAACGCCATTGGCAGAAGATTTAATGGAAGATACCATAAATCAGATAGTCAATAATATAAAGCATTATATAGACATTGCTAAAGGGGAACAAGAGACATCCATGGCATATATGTGTTTTACAAAGGACATATGCTTTCCTAATGAAATAATAGCCGAAAGAGTACAAGAAATTTATAGGCAGAAAGGATATTACATTAAATATATAGAAGAAGGCTCTTGGGCTATAAGATTTATTTTACAATGGTAAGCCTTAAAGGGCTTTTTTATTTTGCATGGAAGGAGATGAATACATGAAATATTCTTATACAGCTGGTGATGTAACTGTTGCTTATGAAGCAGATACACCAGAAGAAATAAAGACTCTGGTGGGTACACTCGAAGATATCAAACAACCGCCTATTATATTAAATCAAACTATTTATAATGGCAAGAAAGAAAATACTAAATAAGGAGACAATATATGCAGGCAATAAGATGTAAGGAATGCAATAAGGCATTAGTAGAAGCAGAGGGGACTTGTACTATAAGAAAAAAATGTCCTCGATGTCATAAATATAATGTAATAAAGATTGATGGTAATAAAATCATAAAACATAATATTGAAGATTAGCGGTTCTTTGCGACCCATTATTTTAGATTAATTCTAAGATGGTGGGTCGCTTTATTTTTTTGCTCAAATTGAAAGGTGGTGAGAAATTGAGAGCTTATTTTGGAAGCCCTATTTCACCTAATATTACTCAAACACCAGACGGATTCTATATATGTAAAAATGTTCCAATTGCCCGTACTGGATGGTATCAATATTTAAGACGTGAGGTAGGAGCAGAGGGAAATCCTGACGAGATGGTAGATGTTTATAGAAGCCCAGAGGAAGTCTTCAACTCTGCGGCAATAGCTTCATTTAATGGTAAACCAGTTACTAATGAACATCCACCAGATTGGGTTACACCAGGCAACGCAAAAATTTACATGAAAGGTTCAACCCAGAATATAAGACGTTCAGAAACAGAACCGGACTTATTATTAGCAGATTTAATAGTTTATGATGCAGATTTAATAAGACAAATTCAAGAAAACCAAAAAAGAGAAGTTTCTTGCGGATATGACTGTACTTACGTAGATAACGGAGACGGTACATATTCACAGAAAGATATATGCGGTAATCATGTAGCTGTCGTACAAGCAGGCAGAGCAGGAGACCGTGTAGCAATTAAAGATTCTGAAATAAAGAAGGGAGAAAAAAATATGCCAAGTAAAATAAAATTACCAACTAAGAAACATTCAAGAGTAACTGACATTTTAGCTTCCATAGGATTAAAGCATTTTGCAACAGATGCAGACCCAGAGGAAATAATGGACGCTGTAGATGCTATGGCAGAAGAAAAAGGGACAGCAAAGGAAGAGGACAAAAAATCTAAAGATGAAGAAATAGAAAAGAAAGAAGAGTCTAAAGAGGAAAAAGACAAGAAATCCAAGGACGAAGAACCAGGAGTAACTCAGAAAGTAGGGGAAAAGCTTGATAGGCTTACAGATGCTATCTCTAAGATGTATGAACCAGAAGGAAAAGACGAAGAACTTCCAGCAACAGGGCTTGAGGCTAAGATAGATAGACTTACATCTGTTATAGAAGAGCTTGTTAAATCAGATAAGATGGTGCATAAACAAATGAACCCAGAAGACGCAATAGATGAAGTTATCAAAGAAATAGAAACTCCAGAGGAACATGTAGAAGAGGATGAAGATATTCCGGACGAAGAAGAAGTAACAATTGCACCAGAAGACATTACAGACGAAGCACCTATCTCAAAGCCAGAGGAAAGGCCTAAGAACCCTTTAGGCAGTCATGATGATGCTATAGCTCTTTTAAAACAATTAAAGCCAGCAGTAGCAAAAATTCAAGGCAAAGAAAATAGAAAATTAATGAGTGACGCTCTTATGAACAGCGTAAAAACTCTTAAAGGTCTTCCAATTAAAAAGAGTAATAATTATTCTTCTATTATTAAAGGGCAGCAGAAAATAGCACAACAACATCAAAGCAAAGATGCAACACAGAAACAAAAAGAATTTGATGAGTTAGGCAAAAAGATAGCTGAACAATATAATCCACATTATAAGAAAGAAGGTAAATAATTATGCCAGGTAGTTCAATAGGAAAGATATTAAATTTAGGATATCCAGGAACAATATCAAGACAAGTTGATGCAATAATTACTAATAGACCAGTATCAGGTGATAGCGTAGCTTTTGGCGATCCAGTTATTTTAAATACAGACAACACTTATAGTAAATTTGGTGCTAGTAATGTACCAGCAGATTTTGCAGGAATAGCAATTAGAGAAGTAAAACAATCCACAGATTACTATCCAACTACAGGAAGCTATTCAGATGGAGACCCTTGTGATGTAATTTCAAGAGGTTCAGTTGCAGTTTTATGCAATGTAGGAACTCCAACTGCAGGCGGCAAAGTTTATTTGAGAATAGTAGCAAATGAAGCTATTCCAGCTGGAGTTGTTGGGGGATTTGAAGCAGCAGCAGACAGCACAAATACAATAGAACTTACTAATTGCAAATTTACCACAGGGGATTTAGACACGAATAAAGTAGCAGAAATTTCAATTCTTACAAGGAATAGACCTTAATAGGAAGAAGGAGGATAAAACATGGATAATGTAGCACAATTTAATAATCAAACTTTCTCTGTAGGTTCAGCAGGAATAGGGAGGATGCCTACAAAGGATGCTATCGCAGGCTCAGGACTTGCTTTCCTAGAAGGTGAATTAGAAAAAAGGGATCCAAGACTTTTAGAACCACTAGTTAGTGTAACATGGATGAGAGATATAGTTGCAAAGACAGGCGGTGGATGGGTAGAATATTCATCTAATACGTTTGTTGATTATGCTGGTGCTGGTGGAAATGCTAGAGGAGTAATAAGAGGGCAAACTAATAACATACCAGTAATTCAAGCAAATGTAACAAAAGATATTTTTAAAGTTTATGAATGGAGTAATATTCTTAAAGTACCTTTTGTAGATCAAGCTAAATTACAGAATATAGGTAGAAGCCTAGACGAAATGCTGGACAAAGGTATTAGACTTAATTATAACAAGTCTATAGACTATATAGTTTATACTGGATTACCAGATGAAAATGTATATGGGCTTTTAAATAATCCTAATGTAGCAGCTTCATTAGTTGATGCAGGTGCCAGCACTAAAACTACATGGAAGGATAAAACACCAGATGAAATACTTAACGATGTAAACCAAGTTATAAATGATACTTGGGTAACATCTGAATATGATTTATCTGGTATGGCTAATCATATATTGATACCACCAGAACAGTACACTTATATTGTTAGCACTAAAGTTTCTGCTGCTGGTAATATGTCAATCTTAGAATTCTTGTTACAAAATAATTTAGCAAGAAATCAAGGTAGAGATTTATCTATAATGCCTTCAAGATGGTGTATAGGTGCCGGAACAGGTGGAAAAGATAGAATGTTTGCATATGTTAATGATGAAGATAGAGTTAACTTTGATTTACCAGTTCCATTAAGCAGAATAATGACTAATCCAGATGTTACACAGTTGTCTTATTTGACGGCATACGCTGCACTCGTAGGACAGGTCAAATTTCTCTACTATCAGTGCTGTCGCTATAAGGACGGCATATAAAATTAAAGGTTATTATTGCGTATCATGCTTAGATGGAGTATAATATTTATATAGATATTATACTAAGAAGGTGCGCAATAATGAAAAGAGAAGATTTGACAGGAAGAAGATTTGGGAAACTTGTAGCTCAAAAATATGTAGGAAAAAGAAAGTGGTTGTGTAAATGCGATTGTGGAAATGAGACGGTGGCATTGAATTATAACCTTAAATCCGGCTCAACAACTAGTTGCGGATGTGTTTTAGCTTCTAAAAAGAAAGAACTAACAGGGAAAAGGTTTGGAAGACTTGTAGCAATTAAGTTTATAAAATCCTCAAAAACAACTAGAGCAAAATGGTTATGCAAATGCGATTGTGGAAATATTTGTAAAGTACAAACATCAATGTTAATTAATGGCACAACTGTAAGTTGTGGATGCTATAACAGTGAAATGACTGCAAATAGGAACAGAAGCCATGGCAAAACACATACTCCAGAATATGGCTCATGGAATAGTATGATTGAAAGATGCAACAATTCTAAATCAACATATTATAGATATTACGGTGGCAGAGGAATAAAGATATGTGAAAGATGGCTTGATTACAATAATTTCTATGAAGATATGCATAGTACTTATAAGAAAGGCTTAACTATAGACAGAATAGATTCTAATGGAAATTATGAACCATCTAATTGCAGATGGGCTACTATGAGAGAACAAGTTCTTAATCGACGTTGCACTAGAAGATTTACTTATAAAGGAGAAACCCATATATTAAAAGAATGGTCAGAGATTACAGGCATAAAGCAAAGTACACTTTATGCTAGAATAAATAGTTATGGATGGCCTTTTGAAAAGGCAATAACAACCAAAATAGGGAAGAAGGTTTAATATGATTACAGTATTTTCAAAGCAAGTATTTGAATTTAAAAGAGAAGATGAAAAATTCTTTACAAAATTAGATGAATTTGCACAGCTACCGGATTGGGTAACAGAAACACCTACCTATAAAGCAGGACTCCAAGCTGGCTTAATAATAGAATCAACTACAAAAGTAACACCAGCAAAAATAATTAATTCACCTAAAGTTGAACAGCCCAAAGAATACCAGACTAAAGTTGGACAGCCAAAAGAAGAAAAAGACAATAAAACTGAACAGCCAAAAGAAGATGGAAAAGATAAAAAATCATCTACTAGTAATAAAAAGTAGGTGATTTTTTATGTCTACATTAATAGGAGATGCTTCCAATTTAAGCCTTGGAAGCAACCCTCCTTATATATTAAGTGATTTTTATACTATGTATCCTCAATTTAATAAAGACACAAATGGAAAACAAACTGTGCCAGAAGTAGTTATCCAGATGTATATAAATTTAGCCACAACTTGTATTAAGCAGGATAAGTGGTTTGAAGCGTGGGAGATAGCTATGGGATGGTTTATTGCTCATTTTTGCACTTTATATGCTCAAAGTATAGCAGACCCCGGAAGTACAGCGGCAACAATATTACAAGCAGGGCAGACAAGAGGACTTGATACATCAATAAGTGCCGGAGGAGTTTCGGCTAGTACAGATTACAATATCATAGCCCAAGACTTAGACGGATGGGCGAATTGGAAAAGCACTATTTACGGTACTCAATTAGCAAGTATGGCAAAACTTATTGGAATGGGTAATTCCTATATTTACTAAATATCAAATATGTTTTAAGGATGGTTCTATGCAAGAAATTTGGAAAGATATTAAAGGATATGAAGGGCTATATCAAGTATCTAACTTAGGAAGAATTAAAAGCAACACCAGATACGGGACTAAGGGAGGCGTTTTGAAATTACGATTAGACAAAGATGGGTATTTTCAAACAGCATTATATAAAAATAATAAAGTTAAATATTACAGAACGCATAGATTAGTAGCAGAAGCATTTATACCTAATCCTAACAATTATCCGATTATAAATCATAAGGATGAAAATCGTTCAAATAATTTAACTAATAATCTTGAGTGGTGCACTTATAAGTATAATAGTAATTATGGTAATGTAAATGTAAAAATAGCCAATTCCAAATATAAGCCAGTTTATCAATATAGTTTAGACGATAGGTTTATTCATTACTATTCATCACTTAAAGAAATGGAGAAAATTACAGGATTTGGGTATTCTAATATCTCCAGCTGTTGCAATGGGAGATTATTTAAATCACATGGATACAAATGGAGCTATACACCGTTAATATAATATTAAACTACGTTTATTAAGAAGGTGATTATATGTTTGATAAATTAATAGATGTCCAAGTTACCAAAGATATTACAGAAGATTTAAAGAATTCTTTAAAAGAATTAAAAAATAAAATGGTTTGCATAGGAGTACCACAGGAAGATGATGCGGCTCGTAGCTCAAATCAAAAAGAACATATTACCAATGCACAGCTTTTATACATCCATACCAACGGTGTTAGAGACAACACTATGATTAAAGAAATGCAACATGATATTAATTCTGGCAAGCCTTATTCGAGAGCATATGAATTTTACGTGCAAGAACATGGTTCGCCTTTATTTAAAGTACCGCCTAGACCAGTTTTAGCCCCAGCAATAGAAAATTCTAAGGATAAGATAGCAGAACAAATGAAGCAAGCTTTTCAATCTGTATTAGAAGGTGGAAATATAACCACTGAATTAGGCAAAGTAGGGATGTTAGGACAAAATATCTGTAGAGAATGGTTTACGGACCCAAGTAATAAATGGGCTGCTAATAGTCCTTTAACTATAAAGAAAAAAGGCAGTGATAAGCCCCTGATAGATACAGGAGCACTAAGACGTTCTATAACATGGGTTTTAAGGGATGATTCAAATGATTAATTTAAGTAGAGTAATAACAGACCCACGAATAGCACAACCCAAACCATTTACAGTATGGAGAAAATCTGGTTCATGGCAAGGTGGCAGATGGGTTCAAACTGAAGATTCAGTACCCACACAAGGAATTATTACCCCTGCCACAGCTAAAGATATTACACAGGTTCCTGAAGGAGATAGAACAGGCGGGGAATTAACAATATTATCATTATCACCTATCTATGTAACACATTCATCGAGTGAAAACTTTCAAGGAACTTCAGATGAAGTCGAGTGGAATGGTGAAAGATATAGGGTGTTTAACGTGTTTCCTTGGAATGAATTTGGATTTTATCATGCAATTGGAATAAGGATGATAAGTAAATAGAATACACTATTTTTTACCATATTCATGCAAGACTAATTTTATTGCTTTATCCAATAATTTTGATATTGGAATCATAGTTTCTTTAGATAATTCCATTAATTTATTATAAAGTTCCGTGTCTATTGCATTAGATATTCTAGTTCTATTTTTTAATCCATATTTATTCATAATATCACCTCGGAAATATTATAGCATTTTACATCATATAATTGCAACTACCATCAATTGATGGTATAATATAGTTAAGGGGTGATTTTGTGCAAGAAATTTGGAAAGATATTAAAGGGTATGAAGGAATATACCAAATTAGTAATCTAGGAAGGGTTAAATCATTACCTAGATGGGTGCGAAATCGAAGTGGCAAATATATCACTAAAGAAAAAATCCTAGCACCTATAAAGACGCGCAAAGGATATTTAAATGTACATCTTCAAAGCAAAGGATATTCAGTCCATAGATTAGTTGCTAAAGCTTTTATACCTAATCCTTTGAATTTGCCACAAGTAAATCACAAAGATGAAAATAAAGAAAACAATTCAGTTAATAATCTTGAATGGTGCACTAATAAATATAATGCAAGTTATGGAACCAGACCTGAAAGAATATCTAAAAAATCTAGTAAAAAAGTAAATCAGTATTCTTTAGAAAATACATTTATAAAAGATTATTCTTCTGAAATAGAAGCAGCTAAAATAAATAATTGCGATGGTTCACACATTGCAGCTTGTTGTAGAGGTAAGAGGAAAACATGTAAGGGGTATATATGGAAATATGGTTATTAATAAATTCTATTAGGAGGGAGACATGTGGAAGATACTGTTTTAACGCTTCACCAAATAGAAGACATTTTTTTTAATGAGACATGTAAAATGCTAAATTTGGATCCTACCTTGCCAGAAAACCAGGGGAAAGTTAGATTAGTTTGGAATAGTGATGGTCAACCAGGATGGAGTGTAGATGAAGACATTGTATTTTTAAGGATAACACCACAGGATGATAAAATTGCAAGGCCACAAGACATTTTATATAATACAAATGCTTCTGACTATGCATTAAAAGAAGTAGGATATACTAGAGTACACAAAGTAGACTGGACATTATATGGCCCAAATTCATATGACAATGCGGATTTAATAAGATATAAAGTTTTAAGCAAAGATTACTTAGAAGATTTTAGGAAAAGTAATCTTTTTTTAATTACAGATGTAACAATGCCTGTAAGATTACCAGAACTGTTTAATGGCCAATGGTGGGAAAGAACAGACTTCTCAGCTTCTTATAATGAATTAGTAGTTAGAAGAAGCCAGTTACCTTACATTTTAGGTACAGATATAAGATTAATAACAAGCAGATAGAGAGATTAAGTCTCTCTTTTTTTATTGGAAAAAGAAGGAGGTTAAATATATGACGACTTTACCTTTAAGCGATATAGTTGACGTTTCTGTAAATGTTGGTCCGGTTGCACAAGTTAGGACTAACTTTAACTTAGGACTTATAGTTGGACAATCAACTATTATTTCAGCAAGTGACAGGGTTAAAACTTATTCAAAGTTAGGGGATATGACAGCAGACGGATGGACAGGGAATGAACCAGAATATTTAGCAGCACAATTATATTTTTCTCAAACTCCTCAACCTGGACATATAGCAGTAGGAAGATGGGTTAATACTGGAGAAACACCAGAAACAGCAGTTGCAGCGGTTACAGCATGTAGAAATACTAATGCCGAATGGTATGCTTGTACGGTTTGCGGAGCTGCTAAGGCAGATATACAGGCAGTTAGTGCTTATATAGAAGCAGCAAGCCCAGCGTGTGTTTATTTTTATACAACACATGATGATGATGTAGCAAGTGGCACAAGTGGAAATATTATGGATTTATTGTCTAAAAATAAAGTCCACAGAACTTTAGGACAATTTTCTACTGACAGCACAAAAACAGTAGGATATGAAGTAGGCGGGGCAAGTGCGGCAACAGATATTCATAGTGGAACAGCGAATAAATTTAAAATAGCTGTAGATGGAGACACAACTTCACATGAAATAGTTTTGACTTTAGCTAATTGTACAAGTGGAGATACTACAGCAGCAGAAATGCAAAAACAAATTCAAGCAATTTCAGACACAAGATATTCCAGTGTAACTGTAATTTATTCAGTAGATCATTATGTTATTACTAGTGCTAATGCTGGAGAAGGCAGTCAAATAAGAATAACAGCAGGAGATACCAACGATATATCAGCAGGATTAAAAATAGGTGCTGCAAATGGTGCAACAGATATTGACGGTACATCAACATATAAAGAAGCAGCAGCAGCAATAATGGGATATGCAATGGGAGCTAATGCACAAACAGCTAATAGTGCTTATACATTAGATGCAAAAGCAGAAGTTGGAGTTGCAGCTGCAGATATAACCAGTACAGAATTAACTAAAATAAAATTTTACAACGGAAATGTATATGTAAATCGTGGCAGTGTCTATAACTTGTTTGAGAATGGTACTATGCATGATGGCACATTTTTTGACGAAGTATTAAATTTAGATATGCTTTCAAATGATTTACAAGTAGCTGTCATAAATGCGTTTACAACAGAAAGTAAAATACCACAAACCGATGCTGGAATGGAAATGCTACAAAATGTTTTAACAGCACCACTAGAAAATGCAGTAAAAATAGGATTTATAGCACCCGGTGTATGGAACAGCCAATCGGTATTAAGTGTTAAAACGGGTGATGTTCTAACCACAGGCTATAAGATATTATTTGATTCTATAACAGACCAAACACAGGCAGATAGAGAAGCTAGAAAAGCACCTCCAGTTTATGTGCTTGCTAAATTATCTGGTGCTATTCAATATCTTAAAATTGGTTTGTATATAAATAGATAGGAGGGATAGGAATGACTGCTAGTGTTACTACTTATAGTTTTCAAGATGTAGTAGCTACATTTTCATGCCCCGGCGTAGGAGTTAAGAGTTCGGATGGCGCAGGGCTTGGAAGTATATCAATTGTTATGACACAGACTAAGACAGTTCAAGAAGCAGCAGCAGACGGTTCTATTATGGTTTCTAAAATTTTAGGCGAAAATGGAACTATAGCTTTACAAATTCAACAAACAAGCCAGCTACACAAATGGCTATTAGACAACTGGTATAACTATATAAATCAATCCAGCAATACTTCAGACTGGGCTGCTATGACTATTATAATAAAATCAAACGCTTTAACAGACTCAACAACATGTATTGGAGTTTCACCACAAAAACTCCCAGATAGGCCTTACCAATCTCAAGGTCAACTAATTACATGGAACTTTTTGGCAGCTAAAATAACTCAGGAATAGGAGAACACTTATGGAACAAATAAATAAGAGAATAGATTATAAGGATATTACAATAGGAACCAGAAAATTTAGGCTTAATAAATTTGATGCCTTAACTGGTTCCTATATGCTTTTTAAATTAGTAGGAATATTAGCACCTATATTTAAGAACATAGATATTGAAGAAGCTAAAAACACATTAAAAGGTACTAATCAAGATGAAAGTAAAGATGTTAATAAAGAAGATATAAGTGTAAATAACATAGCTGAAATACTAACTGAAATAACTAAACTTCCTAAAGAGGATTTTGATTATATTCAAAAGAATTGCTTAATGGTAGTAAATGAAATATACCCAAATAATCCTCAACCTTCACCACCTGTTCTTAATGAGTTTGGAACATTTGGAATATTAGATTATGATATGCCACTAATACTAAATTTGACTATACAGTCATTAATATTTAATGTTAGTGGTTTTTTCGGCGAAAACCTCTCAGCTTTGAACCTAGAGGGGTTAGCTACTTCCCTGCAGAATTCGCTAACGTAAATACTTTTGTATATGCTCCGGTAATAGCTGGCATGTGGAAACAACATGAGGTTTATGATGGAACTTATAACTTAAACGATCTTTTAGATGCTCATGAAATTTTAGCTGTAAAATCAGAAAATCAAGCACGTGCTGCAGAAGCAATAGAAAGAGAACAGAAAGGGGGAATTTAGAAAATATGGATATGAATGTAATTAAAGAATATTTAATATCACTCGGTTTCAGAATTAATGAAGATTCTTTAAATAACGCTAAGCAATCTATACAGGGCGTAGAAGGAATGGTTAAAAACTTTGCAGACTCAAATATGGATAATATGTCGTCTATACAAAGTTTTTTTAAATTATTCAATTCTTCTATAAAAGATAATTTAGGAATAGTTTCTAAAATTGTACCAGAAGCAAAACTCCCCCTTTTACAAATAGTAAGTTTTGCAGAATTACTTTATAAAGCAATAGGAAGAGTATCGAAAGGCTTTAGAAGCGTAAATTCAGATAAGCTAAAAGATGCTCAAAAGCAAGCTAAAAATGCTTCTAGTGGAATGAATAATTTATCTAAAAAATCTATAGAAGCTCAAACACCTATTATACAACTTATTACTTTAATAAAAGAACTTAATAGTTCTATAAATAATCTTGCACAAAATATTAAATTAAATGTAGATTCAGATAGCGTAAAAAATGCTTCTAGTGTAGTAGAAGATTTAAATAAAAAGGGTAATGATACAGGTAAATCATTTAAACAACTAAATAAAAATAAGGTAGATTCAAAAGGAATAAAAAATGCTTCAAATGCTATGGAAAATTTCTCAAAGAGAACTGCAGAAGCTAAAACACCTTTAATCCAGCTTATAGAACTTGTAAGAGAATTAAATATTGGCATAGATAGGCTTTTACTAAGTTTAGAAAAAATAAAAATTCCTAGCATACCTGTAAAAGTTCCTAAAATGCCTAAAGTCAAAAAGCCAAAGGAAATACCTAATACTACTAAGCCTATTCCAAAAGAGCAGCCTATAGAATTGCCTACTAATTTACCAACTAAAGGCATGGATAATATGGTTAGAAAAACTAACAATGCAACAACAGCATTGCAAGTTTTAAAAAATACTGGTGGAAAAGCTGTAGAAGATTTTTCCAAAGGTTCTAAAATAGCATTAGGACTTGTAGCAGGTGGATTCGCTGCTTTTGCGGTAGCTGCAGTGGGAGCTTGGAAAACAATTACTGGTTTAGCAAAACAAGACTTAGGATTTCAAAAATTAGCAATGCAATTATGGACTACTACAGAAAACGCTAGAGAGGTTTCCATGGCACTAAAAACCATGAAAGTATCTATGCAGGATTTATGGTTAAGCCCAGAATTATTACAGCAGTTTAATCAATTAAGAAAAGATACAGCACAATTAAAACTTCCAGATGATGCAGAAGAAAGTTTAAAACGTGTTAGAAGTGTAACTTTTGAATTTCAAAGATTAAAACAAGCTGGAAGTCTAGCTTTCCAATGGATTGGATATTATATTGCTAAATATGCAGCCGGACCAATAGCAGGTATACATCAAGATTTACAAGCCTTTACAAACTGGATACTGAAAAATATTCCAGAAGCAGCAAAAGTAATTGGAACTGTTTTAGGTACGATTCTTAGATTAGCAATAACTTTAATAAAAACTGTATACACATTGATAAAACCTATTGTAGAAATAATTCAATTTATTGCAGAAGAGTTAGGTAAACTCCCTAAACCATTGCAAGACATTTTAAAATTAATTGGATTGATAGGGGTTGCTTTAATGACCGGGCCATTAGGAGTTATATTTTTAATTCTCTTAGCATTAGATGATTTGTTTACCTACCTAAAAGGCGGGAAATCAGTTATAGGCGGTTTCTTTGGTGAATTCACTAAAGGTGCTAAAGCAATTAATGATTTAAAAGCCAAACTTAAAGCTATTAAAGATGCAGTTACAGAACCTTTTAAAGAACTTAAAAATGGATGGGATAGTTTTTGGGGAAGTATTGGACAATTTATAGATAATATAGAAAAGAAATTCAAGAAATTTGAAGATAATGTTAAGAATTCCCCTATAGGAAAGCTTGTGGGTGCAATAGATAAAGCGTTACCTAGTGCAAAAAGTAAAGTTGCAGGATTTGAAAACAACAGTAAAAAAGGAGCATCTAATATGTTCTCATATTTAATGCCACAAAATTATAACACAAAGAATAGTACAACCAATGCAACCCATAACAATAGTCAAAGTAACACATTCAATATTTATGGTAGCAATGCTAATGCTACAGCCACAGCAGTTACAAGCAAACTAGGAATTGCTAGTCGTAATTTAGGAGGTGTGGTTGACTAATGGCAGAAATAAAAGCTACTACTTATATAGATATAAACCCAAGTAGAGCGGATGAAGGAGTATATAGGTTTGATGCTGTATTTAAAACAGAACATGATACTAATTTAACTATAACAGAATCCCCGGTACAGACAGGAGCAAGCATTTCAGATCACGCTTATATGGAACCAAAAGAGGTCACATTCGATGTTGGAATGTCGGATGTAATGACTAATGTTACTGGACAAGGATTTGACGCTAAAGACGGTAATACAAGGTCAATAACTGCTTATTTATTCCTAAGACAATTACAAGAGCAAAGAACACCTTGCCGACTTGTAACAAGGCTTGGGAATTATACAAATATGTTAGTAGAAACTATAACTACAAGTGATGATAACACTACGGCACTTGGGTTAAAAGCTACCGTAACTATGAAAGAAATATTAGTTGTAGCAGTAGAAACAGTTAAAATTTCAGCAAGACCACAAGCAAGCACAACTACAAATAATGGAGACCAAAAAGCACAACAGGCGGATTCAAGTATTTTATCAGGCTTTTTTAAATAGATGAGGTGATAATATGGCAACAGTAATAATTCCTTTAACAACAGACCCTAATGATACTTTTTCGAGTACAATACCAGTCAACGGGGAAAACAAAACATTTTATTTTTTTCTTAGATTTAATGAAGAAGCTAATTATTGGGTTATGGACTTATCAGATGTTAATAAAAATCCCATAGTATCATCCATTCCTTTAATAACCGGAATAAACATCTTAGAACAATATGAGTATTTACATATAGGGAAAGCTTACATTGTTAAGACGGACGATAGTTTATTAGCAGATAAACCAGACATAAATAACCTTGGAGATACCTTTAAACTTGTATGGACCAACAATGATTAGGGGTGATACTAAATGAGCATAGAAGAAGATACTTGGAAATTTCTAAGAGGAAAAAATCTTCCTGAGAAAAGCACCGCAGCTGTCATGGGAAATATATATGCTGAAAGCAGTTTTGACCCTAGTGAAATTGAATCCGGCGGTGGTGGAGGATTTGGACTAATCCAATGGACAGGTGAAAGACGCAGCCAGCTTGAATCGTATGGAACTGATTTAACACATCAGTTTAATTTTTTATGGGCTGAATTAACTGGAGATACCGGAAGCACCGGAGCATCTTTTCAGTGGACGGATAGAAGTGGATACTTAACACATGATAATTTTATGTCTGGCAATGGAAGTATAAATGATTTAACTGCAGCAATGTGTTTTTGCTTTGAAAGACCAGGAGTACCACGTTTAAGTGTAAGACAAGAATATGCACAAAAATATTATAATCAATTTACAGGAACCGCAGGTACACCAAGTGCAGATTCCCAACAATCTGTTTCAATACCATCTACCAATTATGAAGTGGTTGCAAATAGTCAAAAACAAGGGCAAATACTATATGGTAGGCGGTATAGAATAACTGTAAGTGATGATAAAGGAAATGGCTTCGATGTATCTCAACTTAGATGCACGTTTTCAATTGTAAAGACTATACTTATGGAGCCTAACACTTCAGAGATAATAATATACAATTTAAATGCTCAAACAGAAAATAACATTGAATTATATGGTACAAGAGTTACAGTCGAAGCAGGATACGAAGGTAGTCAATATGGGACAATATTTGATGGAGATATATTACAAACTATAAGAGATAAAGAAGACTCTGCTACATATAGATTAACAATAATAGCACTAGACAGTGATAGAGCTGTAAACTTTGATATAGCTAATTATTCACTATTACGAGGGCAAACAGCTAGAAGTATAGTAAATCATATTGTAAATAAAGCTCAATATCCTGTTAGTTTAGGAAGTATATCAGAGTCTTTAAATAATTCTCCTAAACTCACAAGAGGAAAAGTTTTCTTTGGAAAATCAAGTGATTATTTAAACCAAATTGCGGAAAGTAATGGTTGTAAATATTACACAGAAGATGGAAAAGTAAATCTTATAAAGTTAAGTGAAATGCCTAAAAATGAAATATTTGATTTAAGCCCCTCTAGTGGTTTAATAGGTACTCCAGAGCAAAGTGATTATGGAGTAAATGGACAATGTTTATTGAACCCACAGATAAAGGTAAATTCACTTATTCATATAGACAATAGTTTAATAAGAGCACAGAAAATAAGCATAACAGGAAATAGTACAGTACCAACCATGGGAGGTAGCAGTACAAATTCAACTAGGCAAAAGATTATAGATAAAGCAAAAGAAATAGTTCAAAAACATCAAGAGGGTAAAGCTATTTACGTTCTAGGAGGTAGAGGAACAAATTCACAAGGACAAGAAATGTATGATTGCTCTATATTTGCAGAAACTTGTTATGCAGCAGCAGGAATAACAATGCCAGCACCTAGCGGAAATCAATATTCCAAATGTGCAAATGGAGGACTTATTTCAAGCGATATGAGCAGATTAAAAAATGAAGGAAAACCAGGAGATTTATTATTTCAAGGTTCTGGAGGGTCAGAACATGTTGAAATATACGATGGTAATGGTGGAAACTATGCAGCACATACAGCAAATAGACCTATACCAGAACAAATACGGCATGATAATAATATAACATCACCTTATATGACTTCTTGGGGCAGACCTAAGGAATTAATGGATGCTGATAATGGCAATCCGCCTAGTGCTAGTGGAACAAGCACTACAGGTTCAGATACTACACAAACACCTGTATATCGTTCACTGGATAAGGATGGAATTTATAGAGTTCTAAAAATTACCATATCAGGAGACACGAGGGGTGACGAGTGGTATACGGATTTTTCGACTGTGACACAGGCGGG